ATTTGGAATATTAGTAGTAGCTACCGTAAATATAATAGAACCACCCTCATCGACATTTGATACGTTTGAACTTAAAGTATCATAAGACACGGGAGTAATAGTATCAACCTGTCCTATATCAGTGACACCATCTAATTGTATTGCACTTTGGTTTGTTTCATCCCAGTGCCACCCATTACTGCCAGGTGCATATACTGTACCTGTTGATGGGTTAGTATCACTTGTATCATAAAGTATATTACCTACCTCTAATACACCAGCATTCGCATTACTGGAATCATCAAAGTATTTTGTACTATTGTTTACGCTACTAGGACCATTCTGAATCGCTAGGATTGCAGATGTTTCTAAATTACCTTTAAGTATTAATTGTGCCATTCAGTTTTAAATCTTATTATAGAGATCTTTCGTCTCTATTATATATCAAGATTATTATCTAACTAAATGAAGGATTACTGCTGAAAGATGTTTCGTCTACCGTTACTAGATGGAGTATACCATGATTGGATTGGTGCTGATGTATCTCTCGTTAATCTTGCAGCTCTAATAGAGTTTAAATTCTTACCTTTAGGGCTGTACTTAGCAAACACCTCTAAGTCAAAAGAGAATTGTTCACCAAATTTATCGAAAATATCAAAACCAATCTTCTTGGTATAAGTCAAGTTATTGTAGGCTAATCTAGCGAATCCTCCAACTCTACCAGTGTCAGTCTCCGGATTATTTCCAAAGTAATCAGTCATTCTATATTGAAATACAACTTCGACAGAAACAGCATTAGATGAATTATCTTTTTTAGGGTTTATTTGTTTTTTACTTCTTTTAGTATCACCACCAACCTTTAATGTTTCTACGTTAACCGGGTTCATGTACAAGAACGAACCACAAGATCTACCACCTAGTAAATATTGATCGCTTTCTTCATAAGACATTTTAACAGGTCTATCTAAATCTTCCGGTGTATTAGAATTAGCCCATAAAGTCTTTTCTTTTAAACCTCTTCCGTTATGATATGCAGTTTGTTGTTTGTTTCCAATACTAGCACTAGCTAAAAGACTATTGTAACCAAAGAAACTAAATAGTGTAGAACCTGTTGCTTTTGTTGCAGTTTTAGGCATTGAGAAAACCATTGACTTTCTAACACCGTCTATATCAAATGCCGGAGCATTTGGTTCAGCAGCACCTTCCCATAGGTTTTCTAAAAGAGGATGTTCTTTATGTAAAAACAGACCCACGTTATATTGATAAAGACCAAGCCCAGTATTACCAATCTCCGCTGTATTTAGTTTAGTTAGGTCCCATGTCCCAGTTATATCAGCAAATGAACCGGCCCAAATGAAATCGTTTGCGCCATTCGCAACTGTTAACGGTGATGTAGTATTATAGCTTAATCCATACTCGTAGTCAGTAATATCATAAGGTGTTGTTTCTGATTCTAAAGGCTCAACAATATAGTGTGGATTTTGATTTGCAACATCCATAAATCTACTATAAATAAATTGACCTCTTCTTTGTGTTGATTGATATGGAGCATCTCCAGTCTCTTCAAAATTATTAGTATTTACATTTTGGTACTGTATAGGTGCTAAATCATATTTACCTTCAACTAAGTAGTAACTATCGTTTTCTACTTTTTTATCTACTGCTTCACTAAGACTATCGTTTTGTTCAATACCAAATCCGTTACTAGCCTCTGTTGAGTTTGCAGCAGAAGATCTATATGCAGCTTTATCTCTATTACCAACTAGTTTAGATACTAATTCTAATTTAGTAGCTTTACTATTTTCTAATTGTAATCTAAACGTCTTGTTTACAATATGTCCTTTTCTAATTGCTAAATCAGCAACCTCATTTACATAATACCCAGCAAATAATTGAACTGTTTGATCTTTAGTAACGTTAGTCACTGTACCATCTTCATCAACAATTTTAACAACCAATTCACCAACTTCAGCTTCAACAGTACCTTTAAGTCCTGCTAGTGCAGCTTCTAATTCTGCAATTTTATCGTATACAGAAATAGGCTTTTGTTCGTCTGTTAAAAACCCTGATGCAATATTAGTTGCAACGTGAGCATAATAACTTTCATTTGCAGAGAAAGAATCTCCGACGTGAGTGTAAACACCCTGAGCGGTTAACTCTTCAATCATTCTTACTCTAGCTAATTCAGCTAGATTGGCTTCAACTGTTGCAGCAATATCATTAGTATCAATTTCTGCTTCTGGAAAAGCAACCGTCATTGACTCTGACCAATCTGACATGATTGGGTTTTGAGGGTAACCTGCCTCTGAAATAGATTTAACTCTAATTTCTACAGTTTCACCTTGACTAATTGCAATATCTAATTGATTGAAGTTAATTTCTTGACCATCTTCAACTCTTGATGGCTGCCATGAAAACTTAGTAGCAACTGTACCATCTGGTGCAATCGACTTAGCTCTTGGTCTTACTTTAGTTTTCTTTTCATTCCAGTTTGAGAATACTGCAGTTTTTTCTCTACCATCTTCTGCAAACTTAAGTTGAGCAGCCTCTCCTGATTTACCAGAAGTAGATAGGTATCTATATGCAACAATAAACTGTACTACTTCTTGATCTGCAGTATCTGCAACCTTCTTAGCACCTGGTATTGCCCAGAAACCTCTAATTCTATATTTAGGGCTAATCTTCTTAACGTTAGTATCTGTAGAAACACTTTGTATTTGATTTACAATAGAGCTAAACATTTTAGATTCTGAAACTCTTTCTTCTATAAGTGAGTTTAATTCTGATTTATCTTTATCTCTTTGTACTTCAGATCTATATTTCTTGGTAGCAATTTCTCCACGTTTCTTAGAAATAGTTGAATCTAATTTCTTAACAGCCTCATCAACTGTAATTTTATCAGCACTTAATTTTGAAATCTTACCCTTAGCATCATTTGCACTTAAGTGTGTATTAACCTGTACAACTTTAAAGTTTTCAGAATTTAAAACAGGAGCATCCGGAGATACACCAATTGCTGCAGGAGGTATTGAATCTACTTTTAATGCATCAATCATTCTACTGAAATCAGCTACATTCTCTTTATAGTATTCTGCTAATGTAATTTTTATACCATCCTCTTGAGTAAGAATTAATTCGTTTGTATAATAACCAACACCTGGAGACCAGTTCTCTGCTAATAGTTTAGAATCAGCATCAATTGCTTTCATAAACATTAAAACTCTCTCGTTGAATCCACATGGTATTTCAATTTGTAAGTTATTATCTTCGTTCTTATAGATACCTAACGCGTTAGCTCCAATTTTAATTGGCTCATAGCCCTCAATCAATCTAAGCTCAACCTGTCTAGTTGAAGAGTCCAGCTTGTTAATTCTATATCTTGTGTTTTTAGAACCGCCAGCGACCATCAATTCATCTCCTACGCGGATTAATTCAGTCTGGTCTAGATCTTTACCTTTATCAGAGTATGTTAATTTATCTAAAGTGTATAATTTAATAGCTTGTTTTGTAGTAACACCATCAACTAAAACTTCTCTTTGTGAATTCGAGATCGATAGGACGTCAAACTTTCCAGTATATTGTCCAGTTCTATATGGCATATCTCTTAATTCTTCATCAACGATATATGCAATGTTATTATTTACTACATCTCTAATTGCAGTTAAATAATCGATATTCTCTTGGTTTCTATAATTTTCATTAAACCAATCCACAGCAGTCTGATTTGAAGAATCAAAAATAATTCTTTTTACTAAAACTCTTTCTGTATCATTTGGTATTTGACCACTTATGTCAAAAGAAGTTTTTAGCATTGGATTTAAGAAATCCTCAGCAAAATAATTTGGAGCAGTAGAAAACGTAATAGGTCTTGCTATAGCAGTAAAGTCATTTGCAGGACTCTTAAGAGCAGATGTAATAATATTTTGAAAAGTACCATCTGGTAATTTAATCTTAGTTGAACCTTTGCCTAAACCAGTTAGCGCTTTTAGATTAGTATCTAATCTTTGCAATTCTTTTTGCATAAAGTTAAACCCAGGAATAGACACTATTTTAGTACCCTCATCTGTAAGTATTTCTAATGGAATACTTTTTTGATCAGTAGTAACTGCTTCATTAATTCTTTCAAAAGTTTTTAATGAATTAGTATTAAGCTCTAAGAGCCTCTTTAATGAGTTGGAAATAGAATTGTTTGTGTTCATATTATCTTAGTATATCTGCTTCAAATACGTAATTAGATGGGTCCATACATACAACTTCAATATAAGGAGTTGTTGTAATCAACCTTGAAGGGTCGATATTAGCAACTGCTTGCGTGAAACCTGTAGAAGTACCTGTCCAAATTTTTATATTGTTTCCGTTAATGTCTATATTATCTAATGCAACTCTAAAGATCTGGCCTTTCGCCCATCCGTTAGTAGAATCATCAATGTATATATTTAGATTTCCGTTGAATACCCCAGAGTCTGTAATATTCTTTAGACTTAATCTATTAGAGAAGGGTACTAACTTAGACCAAACACCATACTGATTAGCATTGGTTGGGTCGTATAAGTTATTTGTAGTTAATTGACTAACCACAGTCGATGAACCTAAGTCCCATCTAAATACGTCAGCAATAACATATCCGTCAACGATATTGTTTACTTTAATTTTACCGGCTATTGATTTATCAACCGTAGTTCCCTTTCCTGCAAATATTACATCTGTATTATATTGTAATTCTACTGGAATTGTACCATCTATTAATTGATTAATTTTACCATGTGCGTTATTTACAAGATCTAACAAAGAGCTTGAATCCTGTAACTGCAACGAAGACGCTGTAAAGTCATCTTCTAATTCTTTTATTCTAGCTTCTAGAGCAGCTGCTTTTGCAGTACCTAGAATTATATTCTCTAAACTATCTAATCTATCAGTAACTTTACCATACCTATTATTAGTTTGTAATAATAAATCTGTTGCATTTTCTAGGGCTGTAGTCGTATCCATAAAAAGGTCCATCGAGAAAGTAGTAAAGTCATTTACACTTGTCTCAACACCTACATTATCTAGAGATGAATTAAATTTAAGATTTAATTTTAATGAATAAGCATTACCATTAAGACCGGTAACTTCATTAGGCTTAAACTTAATTTGTTCATGTATTTTTGTACCAGGTCCATAAGCATCTTGAATATCATCTAAGATTAAGATACCATAAAGGTTGGTAGATCTGTTTGCTGGAATTGACTGGCTATATAAATCATAGTAAACTAGAACGGCATTAAATCTAAATTGTTGTCCAGTCTTTGCAAAGTCTAATAAAGACTTTACATCAGGGTTATTCTGAATTCCTGCATAAGAGGTTGAGTCCCAATCAATACCTACTGAATTTGTACCATTGGTCTGAATATCGTAAAACCCTCCATCTTGTGAAGACCAGTCATCTACAACCGGTGCTAAGTTAATGTTTGGATCTGGGTGTGTTTGGCCCTCTCTACCTTCGATATTCTGATTATTTGAATCTAAATAAAGTTTTGAATTTGTCGTATTATAGTCGTATGGTCTAAATAAAACCAACGGAGTATTACCGACAGACGTAGGTACATTAATGTAGACTTCGTGATATGTATTACCTTGGTAAGCCACATCATTCTCTGCATCGATACTACCTAAATACTTAACTACTCTATCGTAGTTTGAACCTCCTAGAATTGCATTATCGTTCTCTGCATACGCACCATTACTAGATTCGTTAGAATCTGTAGGTCTAAAATCCATCGCGCCAAGAGCAGACATCCATTTAAAGAAAATCTTCTCAGCGTCAGATGCTAAAATAATTGGATCGTAGTCATCGTCCTGAAGTAGAAGCTCTTCCATGTTTAAGGCATAGTTCTGGAAAGTCTGTGCCCAATCTACATTGGGTTGTCCAGCTACATAAGCCTGTCCGGATGCTTGCTTTAAATTTAATTCAAAGTCAATAGTATTAGAGCCGTACACAGAGTCTGTAAAATCTGGTAAGTCTAGTAAAGCGTATTTACTAAACTCAAAGTTCAGATCAGAACTGTTAAATGCCCTAGTCATATCTCTTGCTGAAGAAGCAAAAGCATACATCGTGCCACCTTGTGGCTGTGGTATTCTAACTAAAGGAGTTGCCATCTATTAGGTTTCAGTTTAATTAATTTAAGATATAGTACAAGCGTATGCGCTAATAATATACCATTTGTTTTCAAAACATCTTAACGTTATTGTTGAGTTTAAGTTATCTAATGCTATTGAAGTTGCACCTAAAGCTGCATTCAAAGATGTTACTGCAGTACTTGCTGCAGCAGCATTAATTAGAGTCACTTCTGTTCCATCAATTGCTGTTGGAAGATCAAACGAACTGTTAATGAAGTATGAACCTTTTGTAATTTCAGACGGGTTGTTCGTTGCTGTAGGAGCTGAAGCAGTTCCAACAACACCGGCCTTGACAATTCTGCCACCGAATGAAACATTGTTACTAAACGTAGAGTCTGTACTAACAGTTAAACCTGCTGTACCTACTACTAAAAGATTCGTACCATCACTAACTGTTAAGCTCGCCGTTACTGCGCTAGTTAATCCAGATAACGTTGAAGTTGTTGGATTAATTAAAGCAATTACTGAAGCTAACTCGTCGTTTAACAACTCAAAGTTACTGTTAATAGTTGGTCTTGAAGACGATACCGAGTCGGTACCTAAAATTTCTGTAATGTTTGCCATTTTAGTTTATTTTACTTTTATCATATTACGTCTTATGACGTTTTTGTTGTTATATGTATCTTCCGCTTCCAGCTCAATAGAGTAGTCGCCCGGCTCCTTGAAAATGTACGTTAGCCACATATTATTATAGTATATATCATTGATTTCTGGGTTACTTAAATTAGTAATAGTCCATTTTGCATTTTTAGCTCCAGGAAACTTAGAAATATCAGTTGATATAGTTACATGAGTAGATCGATCTACTGTCGCATGGTGTTTAAACACTTTCGTGTCGTCCCATGTTGGGTTGTAAGATTTATGGTGGATAAATCCACTAACTTGTGCGTTTGAAGCATTACTTGCCTTAACAATCTCTACACTTTCAAAGTCATAAGTTCTAGAATATTCTTGACCTACACATAATATATGATGCATATAATCGTATATAAGTCCACCGTCATTAAAATCCTCAAATATAGGATTAAAATTAAATTTATTTATTATTGGATCAGTACTTGTCTCAAGATCTGCGACGACGGCTTGCCATCCTGCAAAATCTGCAGCATTAACCGGAGTTGGAGTAGTAATAGTATGTTCTCCAAAAGAAGTAACACCTGTTACAGGATCTTTATATACAATTCTTAAAAGATCCCCATATTCAATCCAGTCAATCTTAAAAGATGCCGCTAAATCCGGACCAACTCTCATTGCATCCCACCATAAGTGGCTTGTATCTTTCCATCTAAAAGTAGACTCATCATAAGTATAAGGTCCAGTAGTTTCTGAATATCCAGTATCTGAATAAACATCTGAATATCTTCTTACAGTAGAGAATCTAACTCCTTGTTCAGCGTCATGTATATAGTTTGATCTATCTAATGTTAAATACATTGTTGCAATATTATCCTCGACTTTAGTTTGGTTGTCCTGAGGGAATCCCCAGTAACCGCCAGACTTATTCCACTCTATCTTTTTAGAATCCCAAGTAAATGGTTTATCGTCTTGGTCTATATCTAACCATTTATAGACACCATACAATTCTAGATCTTTTAATTTAACCTCAAATAAGTCTTTTGTTTTATAGAAAGACATGTGACCAAATAAGTCGTATGTTCTCATTTCTACAGTATATGAACCTACATAAGGTAAATTAAGTGCTATTTGTTTATAGTCATCGATAGCACCTCTGTATTCTTGGTGTAAATCATTTGGTCCATCAATTAACCATTCAATTTCGTAAACCCATTTCTTCCACCAGTTATCCCAAGTTACTTTTAAGTTTGCATTTGCATCTATGGCATCGTCCCATATAAAATTAGCTTCATCCCATACATCATCAAAAGAAGGTACACCATCTAAAATAACTGGACATCCAATTGGAATGTCTTCATTATATGAATGTAATTCTCTGTCGTGATACGTTTCGTAAAACTTTCTGTATAAATCTTTCATCTCAGTTCTTTGAGCCTCTGTTAGAGTACTCTCACCTCCTGGTTGAAGATTTAGGAATGTGTTATAGTTATTAGAACTATCATTTTGGTCTAGGGTAGCCTTTAATACATTTGAAGTATCTTCAATGAAAAGATCTCTATCATTAGGAAACACTTCATATTTAATTTTATGTCCTTCTGTAAAGAATCCAATTGGGTTTTGGATTTTCCACATATTTACATTTCTGTTTGTAAAGTAATCGCCCTCACCAGTAATATCTATAATCTTAGCTTCAAGTGGTAGATAATCTGTTTGTAATCTATTCTTTAAACCATATAGCTTAATGATAACCTCATCAGGAGTATAATCAAATACTTCATCAACGTTTGCAATATCCCAATAGTCAAAAGTTCCATTAGGCTCATTTAATCTATAGACTAAAGAAAATCTACTAGTCTTCTTTTTTGTTGAAGAAGGTACTTTAAACTTTAATCTCTTTCTAGTCATCTCACCTCTTACAGATGAGTTAGGCACTGGAATAGCGTGTAGCTTACCAAAGTTATTCTCTGATTTATCTACATTAATCCAATACTCTTTAAGTGTAATTTTATCATAACCAAAATAATCTATCGCATTTAAGATAGCCTTATATGTACCGACAAAAGGTTTAATATTATGTAATTCTAATAAGAGTTCTTTTCTCTTTGCATTCATTAAGACCTGGTCAGGTGATTGCTCAGATATATCATGTGATTTGAATAACAAGAAATCTGAATCATCTAACGTTGCTCCTAGGTTAGCTAAAAGAACTTTTAATCTTTCATCTTCACCTTCAACTTCACCATAAACTCTAACTCTAGCAACTACATCATTACCAGCTTTAACCTCTAATACTCTTTTATGAATACCTTCTCTCATAGAGTTAAGAGCAATATTAACTTGAATAGCAACATTAGTATTCTCAGTTAAAGTTTTAAGATAATCAGCATCTTGGCTAATGATATTTGAAAATAAACCTAAGTCTTTGTTTTGAGATTTTAATTCTTTAATAAACGGTTTACCATCTGTTAAAGTATAACCATACATAATAATATCTTCAGACTCATCTACTTTAGTCGGCTCCCATTTAAAATCAAATGTAGTTATTGTACCATCTGGGGAAACTGGAGTATTAATAATAGAATCACCACTAGTGTCTATGGCCTCTTCTAAGATAAATAGGTTAACTGTTTCAAATAACTGAGTAGATACAATAGGTAAATAGATAGAACCTTCCCAGATGCCATCTACTTGCTCGAGCTGTAACTCATTTGTTGTTCCGTTAAAAAATCTTAAATTATTCCACATAATTATCTAATATACTTATCATCTTTTTTAACCGTATAATTCTTGTAACCTTTTAGAAATCTATTACCGTTTAATATATTTAAAAGATAATCATTTAAGAAAGAAATAAAATCGTTAAGTGTTGTATTTCTTTGAATGTGCTTAGAAATCATTCTTTGGAATAAACCAATCTCTTGATAATCCGCACCGACATTTAGCCTAGAATCTTTTCTAGTTCTGGCCGCCTTGTAAAGGCTATTTCTTTTATATGCTAATAGATCTTTATATAATGACATTATTTCAAGGCTTTTCTGTTTCCAGCCTGTACTCTAGTGTATATCGTCCTAGGCACTGGCGTTGGGTCGAAGTTAACAGACAGAGCTGCTTCTGCATTAATTAGAGCTTTATCAACAATCTCGTCACCATCACGATCTTGCCATCCGCCTCTAAAGACTGCAACTTCCTCTTTCTCCATAATTATATCACCCCACTGGTCTAAGCCAGCAACAGTGTACGGTATTACTGTAGTTTCATCAACGTCAACGACCCTGACTTCTTCTACTTTTTTGAAAAAGATATATTTTTGCTTACCGTTACCTATGTCTTCTAAGACTACTGGCTCTTGTGGTTGAACGGTTGTTGTAACCGACTCGAAGTAACCTAGTCTTCTAGCTGTTTCTTCAGTTTCTGAAATAAACCTAACGTTAACAGCATCAATACCTTCTATTTCCTCTAGAATATAGACAATATCAGATTTAGGCAGCTTATCTCTTCTTGTTACATTTAACATGTAATCACTTACCTTTGCTCTGACATCATTAAAAATCTCTTCTTTGTTAAACCCTGAAAAATATCTAATATTAATATCCATACTATATTTTCTAACCTGAGGTTTTACAAATACAACTTCAGTCGTAACCATTTGCTGGCCACTATCCTGAATTACTTGTCCCATTTTATCATATTCATTTTGGTCAAAGAACATTTCATTCTCTGGGATAGAGAAGTAATCTTGACCTGAAATTAATTTCTTTTTTACATCCGGAATCGCAAAAATATAGATAACGTTATCATCATCTAAGTATTCATCCGAAGTAGTATTGTAAGCATCTATGTACGAGAATAATCCATATCTTGATAAGAAGTATTCGTAATTATCTGGAGTCGCTAAAACAAAAGATTTTGAAGCAAGAGGTGTCATGATTTTTGTAAAGTCAGTAGACTCTCTTTCTGCTCCCATTTTTGGAGATGAAGTACATGTAATATCTAAGAACTCATTTAGGTCATGTTCGCCTCCTAAAGAATCAGTTCCCTCTGCATCCCATTTAAAAGTAATATCTCTACCATCATCAATGTTACCCATTGCACCATCATGGTTTACATATTCTACTTCAATAGTAGATCCTAGCGGCGGTATTGCACCAAATGCATCATTACCAAAATAAACATCAATACCTCCGGAGATACCTGTTTTTAATAAATAACCTTTTTCTTTATTTAATAAGTCATATAATGAAACATGTTTAGTCCATTTTTCACCGTTTACAGAAACACTAACTTTAGAGTGATCTGATAATTTCTTTGTTTGCACATTAAAAGATTGTAGCTTTTCACCAGTACCAGTTAATGTTTGTCTTTCATATTTACCTTGAATAATACCACACTTAACCATGTTCATAGAAGATTTTTCTAATCGGTATCTATCGTTTGAAGATAATAAAGTATAAGTTAAATTATTTAATTCACATTTTAACTCAGCTCTTGCATCTATATTTAATCCAGTACCTGCAATCTTACCTAGGTCAGCTCCTGGCTTCCATCTAAATTGAATCTCACCAGTTGAAGCAAAACCTCTTGTTGCATCGTGGCCTGTTAGCCTCGACATACCATATATAGATTCTGCTTGTTGCGCAGTATATATGTTTTGTTCAACCACAGCATCCTCAATATAAAACATGATAAGTTCATATAGCTCTGAGAATACAGAAATAATTTGAGCAAAAGGAGAAGCTTCTGTAAAAAGAGTATTAGCCCTTTTGTAAACTCTACTTATGTAGGTTCTTGTATCAGCTTTAATTGCTGCTGCGTTATTTCTAACTGTCTCTAAAAATTTTAGTTGTGCCATTTATTATTTATCTCTTTTATCTTAGGTTTATTTGTACTAGATATTTACTGTCGATTGTAATATCAATATAAGCAATATCTCTCACAGTACCTTTAAAGAATTTTACATTAGTTGCAACCCTATATTTTGTAGCAAGTGGGCAATAAGTTCTTATTTGATTTGTAATTTCTTGTTTAATATTAAACTCATTTTGATTTAATGAGTAAACTAAATCCTCAAGATTACAACCAAACCCTGGAGAACCCAAGACTTCGGTTTTTCTAGTAAACAAGGTGGTTTCAATTTGAGTAATTAACTGCTCGATCTCACCGTTATTTTGTAACTGCGTCGCGTTGTAATTTGGGTCACCTATGTATTTAATATAAAATTCCATTTATATATGTATTCGGCTTATTATGAGTGGAACATATAGTCCACACCTTCGTCGCCCTTAATTTCCTCTACTATCGACTCTAACTCGGTGTCTCCCATGTCTTTAATAGCATCATAATCAAATTCTACATTACCTGGTAATGCAAACTTAAATATACCTAATTTAGCACCTAAAGATTGCTTTATCTTTGCAGAGCAATATCTAAAGAAAATCTCATCTGAATAAAGTGCACAATCAGATATAGTTTCGTATACCTGTAGTATACAATCTCCTTTCGGAGTGTCTCCCATTATTTTCAGCTTACCATTTAGTCTAGCATACTGAAAGCTAATAGGGTTTTCTAAAATCTGTCTTGACATATCTGCCAATGACGCATTTAGTACATAATATTGTAATTCTTCGGCTGCTTCTGCTGGACCAGATCCATCATACATACCTCTAAATAACATTTTGTCTAGCGAAAAATCACCACCACCTTGAAATCTAACATCCATACCTTGACCTGTTCCATTAAAGCCAGAAGCTAAATCATGTACTCCAAAAACTGAATAGACTGCGCCTCCACCATCAGCGTTAGCTCCCGGTAGGTTTAAACATCTATGCTTTTTAAAATAATCGGATTCAAAAACATTTTTAGGAACAACATAATAGTTTTCTAATACAGAATCTTCATATTGCTTATAGAACCATTTTTTAGCTCTCTTAATAATGTTCATGATTTCTCTTTGCGGTAAATTAACTGGAACCATACAAGCACCTGTTAAATCATCCCCAAGCTCTGCTAAAAACTCATTTTGGCAGTTTTGCCCAAAATCTCTTTCAGTGCCTAAGTTAGTATTGTTACCTTCTCTAATTTCGCTCATTCTTACGCTTTAATTTTTTTACTTACAATAACTTCAGTCTCATCAGAGAATCTAACATGAGGCCCGACCCCACCTTCTCTGAAAATACCTCCATTCATTTTGCCTTTAAATATACCGTCCCTGCCAAAAACAAAACAGTTGTTCAAAGTACAACTCCCATGTACAAAACTAGACTCTACTTTAGAGTCCCAAACCTCTGTACCTTGGTATAGATTTGATCTTAATATTTGAGCACCTTTGATTTTACATCCGTATAAATCACAGTTTTCAATATTACCCGATAATTCACAGTCTACAAATTCAAAACCATCTAATAAATATGAAGTTTTAAACTTACCATCCTTAACCTGAACCCCTGAAAAATCAGAATCATAGTTAATTGTGCCCTCTTCCATTCCTCCGTTTGACAATAGATCTAGTACTTTTAACTTAAATCTTTCCCATTGAACTCTAATAACCTGCGGATTATCTTGCAAATCTACTAGTATATGTATCTTAGGCCAATGTTTATTTACGGCGGTATAGTCTTTTAATACTGCTGAAAGCGGTGCATTTTTCTGCAAAATCCTTTTCATCTCGATTTTATTCTCGGCAGTAAACTTAGGATTAAAGCAAGATTTCCATACAGACATAATAAACATTTCCGCTAAATGTAAAATATCATCACCTCTTTTTTCATAATCTTTACCACCAATATATCTAAACTCTAAATAGTTCTTTTGTGCTTTCTCAAAGTTAATACCATAATATTTAGTATTGGCAAACGTAAAGTTATCTGAGCTAATTAGATTTTCATTGTAATAAAAGGCTTCATTTTTAGGCATAACCCATTTAATAGACTTTGCATAAGTTGAATTCTCTCTATTAGGGAAATATTTGTAAACCCTTTTCTCATCAAATTCTAAAATAAACTTTAAAATATTCATTTTAGATACCATCATAGGATCTATTAAAAAATCAGGATTGAAAGACATATTAAGGTGAATAGAAGCACGGTCAGTTGTATAACCATTTGCTTTAATCCATCCTAACATTTTAATAATAACTAATCTAGCATCTCGATATGGCATAGGTCCAGTAACTAATTCAATTAGTCCTTTACCACCAGACATATCTGGTTCCATTTTAAAAACATCTTTGCTAGGTTGAAAGTCAGAATGGGCCTTATCTTCTACTTTAATCTTGCGATTAAGTAGCTTAGATAAAGCTTTCTGTGTCTCTTCGATCTCTAAGTTAGAATAGAATTCAAACTCGATACCCATTTGACTTCCGTTCAGTATCGAAATTCTACTAGAGTCTCTATTTAGTTTTTGCATATTGAGAGTATAATATTACTTTCAATATATATCAATCTCTTCTGAGATAGTTATTGGGGCATCTTTAAAAAGACCTTCATTGTTGCCTCGTCAATTCTAGTAATCTGAACGGTTATTTTATCACCAGGGTTAAATACAGACATAGTCTCCTCACCTATTTCGCTAACATGTAGCAATCCAGTCACACCCTCTTCGATTGTAATGAATAAACCATAATCTTTTTTAGACTTTACAGTTGCCTCTACCACAGAAGGTATTTGGTATCTCGTAGAAATATTTATCCAAGGGTTAACCTCGACTACATCTTTCTGTGTTAGGGTAATCTTCCTATTACTAATAATATCTTTTACCTTAAATTTAATTGGATCTCCAGGTTTAATATCTCTAGCTTTAAATCTAGTTAAAGTTTCTTCGTCTAGGTCATTATTGTGAATCATACCAGTTAAACATTTGCTAAACTCTACGAATACACCATACTTAGCTGTACCTGTTACTAGCCCTTCTCTTTCTATCTCAATGCTCTGTTTTAATTCTTCTATTGCAGTTGGTATAAGTGCTTGTAAATATTTTCTATGTGAAACTACAATCGTACCTCTATCTGGAGAGAAACTAACCGGTACTACATAAATCTCTTCGCCAACAATAGAGCTGAAATCAGATAATTTATTTATACCTGCTAATGAACCTGGCATAAAGCAACTAATACCTTGTACTGTAACTACATAACCACCTTTATCAATCATACTATTAACAGTACCAATCCATGCAGTTCTACCTTCATCAATTGCATCTCTAAGATCCATGAATGTTTTATGTTTGACACCACCTGTAATCGTACCTGTAATCGTACCTTTTGTTTCTGTAATTAAGACTGCGGTTTCATCTCCAACAGAAGATGCTTGAACCTCAGCAGACTCTTTACCAAACTTAACATAGACTAATTCTCTATAATTTATATCTACAGTTATATAGTCTCGATCAATCGCGTGAATAGTACCCTCGTGGATTTCACCCTCATTAACAACCGGCTTAATATCTTTGCCGTAATTTTCCATCATATCATATAACTCTTGTGCATAGGGCTCTCTCGAGTATACCTTATCACCGTCATTAGTTTTAATATGCGGATTAGGAGTTCTATTTCTAGTAGGACACGTACCTTCGTAAGCTTCCCAAAGGAACTCTCCGTTTTCATCATAAAATTCTGCGTGGGGGTTTGCAGGTTTTTCTTTAGCTTCTGTTTTAGCTTCTACCTGCTCTTGTGTATTTTGAGTCTTTTCTTCGACTGCGATTGTTGTGGTTACATCTTGACCGATGCGTTTTCTTTTAGCGTTTGCTGACATTTATTTTTTATTTAAAAGGTTATACTATCTTAGTAACATATTATATATCTACTTAAAAATTCTTTTTATCCAAGTGTATTTTTTTTCTAGAATTTAAACAATTGGTGTTTTCATATAAGCTATCTATCTAGCTCAAAAGAGTTGGCTTTTCTTACAAAATAGTTACCAAATAATTTTTTTATGTCAATTATTTTTCGTATATTAGTACTATAATAAAACAAATAAATAATATATGAGTAAATTTAATGTAAACGAAGTAACTTGCAACGGAGTAGGCGGTCATGGTTACCAGGCCGTTCTTAAGCATAAAGATGCAATCTTAGAAATCTGTCAAGATGTCAGAGATCTTATCGGTATTGAAAAACTATGGGAACTAGCAACTGCAGATCCTAATGTTGATTATCACCAAGGTACTAGGTTTAATTCTGTAGAGGATAATGCTTATAGACTTATCTCTGGAATTGCAAATCATGTATCTGAGTATTTGCCAAACAGCTTGCTAGTCGAGATGCACGTAGGAGCCATCCTACCGATGTTAACTATGGAAGAAAAGGTAATACTTGTTACTGATGCTTGTAGGGACTGTGCGTCTGCAGACCATTGGTATACATACGAAAAGGATTGGGGTTAAAATACAATCGGTACAAAACCTACCATTGGAACTGGTCCAGCAGGAGTTGGAATACCACCAAGATAAAGTAGTTTAAATTCTAGTAGATGTAGGGCATAAGCTCCTGCAACTGCTGTTGCTGTAGCATTAGATGCTGGCGCTTGAGTTCCAGGTGTTGCAAAAGACTTACCTGTATTCCAAGCTCTTCTTAGATTATTTGCTAAACGATTTGCACTACCATAATAAATTGGAATGTAAATACCTGTTAGAGGCGGTGCAATTAAAGCTGGTGGAGCAGAGGGTGTTGGTTTAAATGGTTTAACAATACAAGCATACCAATATGCTATTGTAACTCTCGCCATCATCATATAAGGATCTCCACTATAAGACTTACCTCCAGGCGTTGAACCACTTGGATCCCATGGATGTCCAACATCAGTCATTGGTTCTTCACAATTTTCTGCAGCTCTAATCGCACAAAGAACTCTATGATATTCAAATTTATATTGAGTACCTGCAGCGCCGCCATTCCAATTGTCTCCATTCCAACCTAGTGCTAAGAATGCATAGCCAGGTTTTGACTTACCCATAAACTTAAGATCGTCAGTAGCTCTAGCTGCTGCATCTAACTTTTCTTTAGGTGGGCATTTTCTCCATTTGTTTTTCCACTCAGCATCTCTATATTTTTGTTTTACCCAGTTATTAGATTTAGGATATTTAATACGATCTTTTCCAAATTGAGCTTTGAGATTATTAACAACATAAGGAGTTGTATTATTTAAACCTATGTTATCTCTAATACCAGGATAATATGTAAATGTTGCGATTACATTCATGGTCAAGATTTTAGGTTTTAAAGATGTATCCCCTTCAAAATCTCTAGCCACTTGAATCTTATATCGATTAATAGGACAAACTGCTGGAGTTACATCTACCTCTTCATCGTTTATTATTTTTGGAAACTCAAGATCTTTTGCAGGAGTTCGCTTGATTCTCTTTTCTAATTCAGAGTTAGTACCTACAGTTTGGAAATCATTTTCATTTTTTGGATGAGCAGCCAATATTCCGTACTTAACCATTTTAGATACATTGTCAGCTAGTAACTTATAGTCATAACCTGCATTTTCAATATCGTTTCTACAATTACTACTAATATTCTCATAGCCAGAGTTATTATTACCAAAACTGGAGCTACTAGAGTAATTCTCTTTACCTAAATGACATGCCCATACAAAATAATCCCATCTTGCATTTCCAGTCGTCATAAATTGATAACCCATTAGAAGTCTATTAGCAAATATTACTTCTAGTTCTTCTTGGCTTTCATCTCCGCTTAAACATGGAAATTGATAAAACTTAAATTTATATAAGTTATAGTTTTGTACATTCTCACCAGTGGTAAACTTGTTAAAGGCTTTATTATTTTCTACTTCTAGGGCTGCTATAGTTTCTGCATCTGGTTCTTCAACTTCAGGACAGAAATCAGCATAGGCAGGATGTGACTCTTTACCCATCTCAATTAGATTACCATCCTCATCGTATTGGTCTTGTAAAGGTATATCACCTTCTCTTAAAAGTCTTTCGAATGCAATACCATACCCCTCTTTTAAAAGAGTCTCAGCACCCCCGTTATTAATATGGGTTTCTCCAACATGAGTTTGCGCCGCACCTTTAACTGCATCTAAATAGTGTTGAGCAACCTGTTTACCAAAGTCATATCTACCGGAAAGTGGATTAATATCATTTGCATTAACCATAGTTGCAGGGTTAGTAGCTAAGACTGCATTTGCAGGATTACCTACCGGAGAAAGACCTCCACTTAAAATAGATTTTTGTGGACCTGATGGTTTACCTAAAGAAACTTCAGCGCCAATCTTAGGTGCTTCATAAGAAACTCCTGCACCGCCTGGTTTAGTAAACTCTTGACTTTGTAGCGTACTCGCTAAGTCCTTAATAAATGGAGGCCACTTTGCAGGCATAGCTTACTTGTTTCTTTGTTGATAGTTAATATGAGTACCTGATAATTTTGCTACTGTTACTGGAGTAGGTGGCATTGGAGGACCTGATGGTCCTACGCCCGTTGGATGTATATGTGCATTGTAATCATCTAACCACATCTGTAACCAATCCTGTAGAGATTGACCTCTTACTGCTGGTTCAGTTTCATCTGCTCCAGGTTCACCTTCGTTAGATATAAATATATCTCCACAGTCCATAAAGATTTTAGCATCTGTTGAGATCTTAATAAAACCTTCTTCGTCGATTTGCATCATAGGTCTTTCTTTTGCACCCTCACCTCTAGTAATTACTAGGCCATCTTCAGGAGAATGATATATTCTTACATTTCTTTCTGCATCGTAAACCAAACTAATTACATTATGTGGTTCTCCTGATGCTTCAAGAATGTCTGCTTTTAATTCTTCGTTCTGATCTACTTGAAACCAGTACTCTGGGTGGTAGATGTTTCCGTTATCAAATCTTACTGCAACAATATCTCCAACTCTAGGTACAATATGCATACCAGGTGCTTCTCTATTCTGTGGAGTAGCCCATGGAATAGTTTCGTTTGTAAGTTTATCAAATTTACCGTATACCTTTACTCTTGCCCTACCTTGAAGAAGAGGGTCTTCAATATCAACTACCTCTCCTAACCAATGAGCATCACGTAAATTGTCTCTAAATAATTCACTGTTATTCATGTACGTTATTGTTTAAGTTACCATCCGGTGTTGAGTCTACACCAGGCTCATGTATTCTATAATTTAAGAAACCATCTGGTGATGAATCAACTCCTGCTGGATGAATTTTTTCGTTTATACCACCGCTACCGCCAGAGTTATTGTTACCACCAAACAAACCTCCTAATTGATTTGCAATTGCATTTATTGAACCTGCTTGAACTGCATCTAGTAATGAACCACCGGAAAGTCCGTGTACATTACCTAATAATAATTTACTCATAACAGAATCTGTAACTCTACCAATTAAGGTTGATGCTAAGCCTGTTGTCTTACCATATACATTACCAATATCAGAATTGTTCTGTAGGGTTAATGAATTTACTGCACTATTAACTCTACCTGTAATACCATCAACGGCATTATCTACTGCATCTCCAATTTTACCTAAAGTATTATCTTTAAGTACAGATTTAAAAGTAGGATCTCCAGGTAATGCGAAACCACCCTTTCCATCACCATCTTTACTAATAGTTCTTCTATCTGCACTTGGATCAAATGGGTTATAGTCGCCTTGAGCTGCTTGTTCTAATGGAGAATCATTTACCTCAGTAACTAGATTCGCTCCTAGTTGTTGATTAATCTGATGTACAGCACCCCATTCAATTGCAATCTTAGGCTTTTTTAACTCAGGGTTTTTACCTAGATCTGCAAACATAGGAGCAATAGAGTCTATATCAAATTCACAATGTGAAAAGTTAAGTTGTATAAAAGGCTTAGCTGATAGACTAAAGTCTTGGTTCATCTTTTTAACATTACCGCCATTGCCAGAATTTTCAGGATTATCAAAAAATCCTAGATTCTTAGCATCGGAATCCTGTTGGAAAGCTCTAACCTCACTAACCCAAACTTGCATTTGAAAATGTCTTAGGTTTGGTGGAATAACTTCTACCCATCTAGTAAAATCAAAACAAGCTCTCTTATATAAGTCCATTAGACCGATTGCAGTTAATTCAACATTCTCTTCTAAACACTCAATCTCTAATTTAGGTTTATTTGCACCCCACCAAGGGTCAACCATTTTTTCATAAGTCATTGCTGCATCAACACCTGAAATTGTTTGCCAAAACCAAGGCAACTCTTTATTAATCTTTAATAAAACTTTTTGAAAGTTTTCAAGTGCTAAAGAATATTTCTTTGCATGGTCTTGATTTAAAACCTTTGTTAAATAATCCATAGCTGGACCGGCAAACAGAGGAGACTCTTCTCTATTCTGAGTATCAAATACCAGAAAGAAGCTAAGATACGTTGGGTCTTCGTTTATCTTACGAAGCAACGATCCTTTTCTAAAATCTTGTGTTCTTTTAAAGTCTGCCATGTATTATCTATCTCTCTTTTTTAATCTTCTAAATTCTTAATCCTCGTTGGCCACTCTCTTCTAATTAATGTAACCATCTGTTTTAGACCATCATCTGGATTATCAATAATATAGTCAATATTCTCTATAATATAATGACCACTTATGAACCTATCCATTACCTGTTGTGCATCATTGGCATCTTCTGCTTTTCCAGCGCCAAATGGTTTATCTGTAAATCCAGCCTCATCTCTTTTAAAATCACCTTGTTTAGAAGCTTCTGCTCTAATACCATCATAATGATACATTATTACTGGAATCTTTTGAAATTTATAGATCGATGGATTAAATGAAGATAGCGTCATTCTAATTTTCATTTTTTCAATCTCCATTTGATTCTGTTTATTATGTAACTTAGAAAAAGCTGCATTAGGATGCGTATTTCCTAAACCGTCCTCGCCTGCATTTTGTCTACCCATGTATTTATGTTTTACTTGAGTCTCATAGCGATTATCTTTCTCATTACCTTTTAAAGGTGCTTCAATATCTGGTAAGTCTTCAGTTACTAGAGCTTCTACTTTAAACTCTTGTAACCTATCACCAGGTTCAGCGTTATTATCGTATATCTGAATGTTTCTAGCGTATCCAGCTGCAAGACTAACCTTAGATGAGTTGTTTATCAATTCATACTTATCAACATAACAGGATAGCCCATTTGTGTCTTTGTGGTTAGTTAACATTAATGGTACTTCAATCTGATCTCCTTTATTTTCACCGCCCTCTTCCTGATCGTGACCTTCAGACATTGATGAAGCAAAAGAAGCAAGAACAGACATTACTTCATCCAGCTTAGGGTTAGGAGCGTTGAATATCTTATTAATATTTACATAAGTCAAATAATAATATTGATCTATATAGTATTTTGTGAAAGCATCATCAGAGATATAACTATCCTCTACAATTTCTTTTATGAAATCTGCATAAGTAATATAAGCCTGCAGTCTAGGTTGATTATCATCTGGAGCTTCTACGTTTGTTGCTAGGCCTAGTTCTAAATCTCTTGCTATTAACTCTAAATGATTTAATGAATTATCTGCATCTAAGTTTTGGCAATCTTCAGCGTAAAGTCTAGGTATCTTTGCAATACCCTCTAGTGTAATTGTAGGATTTCCACCTTCTATCTCTGGTGAAGTTTCAATTTCAATAATATCAAAGTCCATGTGAATAGACTTAAAAGTTTCTTGGTGTTTAGAGTTAAGTAGAATAGTAAAGAAGTCTCCATCTCTTGGGTAAGACTCTACTTGGAAAGCATTTTTATTATCCATTACTACTACTGCACATTTAGGCGCAATACCGCTACAATCCAATTTAAAAGATTGAATATCATCAGGTCCAAATTGATAAGAGTTTACTAGAACGAAAGGTTTTAAAGTACCTATTGCTTTAGTTTGCTTAGCGCCACCTCCGTCTTCACCGAGGTTATCAATTTTGATTTCTGTAGGTAATATAGCCGGTTCTACGACCGCTAATAAATGATTATCTAACTCCATATTCTAAAGTTTAGTTACAAGGTGCACCGTCGTTAGCAATGCCGCTTCCGCCACCTGTAGATTCAGGTGCAGTACCGTCTCCTGCCGCTCCGCCAGTTTCATCTGCAGTTCCAGCCCCAGCTCCGTTAGGTGCGGACACTCCGCCTTTACCAGCTTGGTTTTGTAAATTTTTATCTAATTGACTTTCCGTCAAACCGCTACCGCCTGCTCCAGCTCCAGATCCACTGCCTAACGCATCTTGTAAATCATCAATCTGACCTTCTAACTGATCTATCCTATCTTGAATTAATTGATTTGAAAGATCTGAAACTATTGATTCAGTTACCTCATCGTTCTGAGCTTGTGCTCCTAATATAACATTTCCATCTGCAGTAAACTTAAAATTCTTTTTGCCGACAGCAATAACATTAGGTGGTAATAACACTTCCTTATTATATTTCTTTTTTAAGGCTTCTATTCTAGCAAGATCTCTCTTATTTAGTTTTTTACCCTGTACAAATTCGTTCTTAATTTTATTATCCTCAAACTTACTAGGTCTATCTAGTTTATAGAATGGTACTTCATCAGTCGGTATCTCTAGCTCTTCTCCTGGGCTTAAAGAAAACGGATCTGATATACCATTCCATTTTAGAATAATATCTGTTTTGCTATCAGTATTATAGTATTCCAAAGAAATAAGGTCAGGTCTACCAACCTCATCTTCTTTTACAATATGAGTAGCAATAATAGGAACAGCTTCTCTGTTCCTAAACATCATAGTAGGTTGAGCCAAAATAAATTTAACTCCACTTACTGTTTTATTTATGAGTGTTTTAAGATCCATATTTTATCCGTGACCGAAGTTCGATAATTTTTCTGTAAAGCCAGGGGTAAATTTACCTCTATCTTTATTTCCATAAGATGATACATCTACTACGTCATCAAGACTAACAGATCCTTCAACTTCTGGTTGTAAATACATTCTACCTCTACCAGCATTAAACATACTTTCAATTTCACCTTTATCTCTAGGTCTTGCTGGTTTTAAGGTACATGTTAATTTTAATTTACTAGGGAAACCTTCATAACTTAGAGGTCCCTCAAATTCTACTTCAGACTTTTCTAAAGCTAGGTTACCACAAACCATCATTGGGTTCATAGGATTACCTACTGTCATGTGCCATTGTCCTGTCGGATCTCCAGTTAAGAATGCATTAATTACTGCACCACCCTGAGGACCATTCATTAATTTCATTAGTCCACCACCGACGATGTTATCCATAATTTTAGAGTCACCTAATGCATTTATACCTTTACCATTTAATAAACCACTCGCAGCCTTACCTATATCATCAAACGCAGCACCCATTGAAGATTTTAACTGAGTAGTTAAACTTCCCATAAAACCTGCATAGTCTCCATTCTTTAATTTATCATAATCACCAAATGGCTTACCTACTGAGCCACTTCCAGTATATCTGGTAGCACCACCCCAGAAAGGAGCATTGTTATATGTTAGGGCTAAGATATTCGCCAGTTGGTCCATAAATGCAACCTTAGGTGAAGTACCTGCAATACCTTTAATATCATAATGGAATGTTAGAGTAAATGAACTTTCAAAAATAAGGCCTTGCTCTCTAGCTAAAACGTTCTTAATTACATTCAACGGTCCAAATACTTTATTAGGATAAGTTTCTTTCATAGGGTCAAATCCCCCACCTTTATCTCTAATAGTTGCAGCTTCCGAAGCAGACTTACCATTAAGACCAGCCTCAACAGCACGGCCTAATGAAGATGAATCCATCATTGCCCCAAGTTTACCTCTACTCTGTGAGTTACCTGCAACTTCTTGAATTTTAGACTCAACATCTTTCCATGGAAATCCAGTACCAAACTTTAACACCTCTTTCATGTCGTTACCTAAAGCAGGTGACATCCATGTTAGAACTCTAGCTAAATCCGGTTGGGATAAATCTATATCTCCCCCTTTAGAATCTTTACCCATAGTATTCATAATGTCATCTCCAGTTGGATATGCAAAACGCCTTAGGGTAATTAAGTATTCATTTGATATTTGACCATAATGTTCTGTTGCTGCAAAATCACCAAATTTATACGAGTAGCCAATACCTCCTTGTTCTTGAGAATAGTTTACAATTCTTCTAGCAGTAGGATTAAGAATATTATCTTCGCCACCATCTAAAACAGTTTTATTATAGTTTGTATACGCATCTGTTTCATTAGCAACACCACCGGCTCTATTATTGTAATTATGAAGAGACCATTTATTATATAGAGACCTTACACCATCCCCCATATTAATATCTTTATCTGGGTCTTTAGCTTTAAAAGTCCTAGAAGCAATGGCATTTGTGCCATATAAAGATGCTGGACCTGCATCACCACCTTCAATAAAAGTAGTATGCCCAGAAGTAATAGCTGCATCGCCTCCATCTTGGGGCTCATTACCTGCTACTTGGTCATCTGGAAACGGGCCATTCCTAACAATCAGATCACCGGTTGCAATCTCCGTATAAGAAAACTTAGTAGGAGGTCCAGGAGTTATGTTATTAAGTGTATACTTAGGTACAGGCATTAAAAGTCTCTTTGTTTTTTATATATATCTGTGCAATATATTACAGTAATATGTTTAGACCCACTCTCCGCGGTCCATTTCATCGTGATTAGGTCTATATAATATAGAGTCAGACCAATCATCGTCCTTAGGGTATCTATCTCCTAAAAACTTTTGAAGTGCTTTAACGAACTCTCCTTTTGTATGAAAGTTGTAATTACCAGTATATGTAGTTCGATTTACTAGATTAAATAGATCCCTAATATTAGTTTCTACCTGAAAATCTTGTATTTTATTAAATAGTTTTGTTTGTTCAGCTCTGGTCTTGACACAGAATACTGAATCTACAACAATTAAGTATTGCATCCATTTGTTACCGTTAAATACTCTATCTTCTAGTTCTTTAACAGTATTATATTCTTGTCTCTTTAAGTTAATCCTAGTATCTTTACCATCAAAGTTTTTAAGGAATCTTCCACCGAATAAGTTTCGCTTAAGAAAACTAATTGGGTCATAAAACTTTCTAATCTTAATTTGATATTGAGGATTGACGTCATCAAATTTAACGTCGTGTATCATAGCCCTTACAGGAATCAATACATTAGGTGCTTGTGTAGTAGAGATTAGAGCTTGTATTAATTCACCTTTGGTAAATATCTTATGCTTAATCATGGTCAATGAATCTTACGTTATCAAATTTACTCAACACTCCTCTTTTAGGATAGTCGCATCTATTAATGATAATAAGATCCAAATCAAAAGGTTCTTCGATTAGGTCGTTTACAAAATCTTTAAATCCGGATACAGATCCAGTATCTAAAGTTTTAAACATGTATAAAATTTTAGCACCTTCTTTCTCTTTTTCTAGAGTATCACTAAGTAGCCTTTGTATTAACTTTCTAATATAGAGAGATACAATAATATCTGATGGCTCCTTACTATAAGGATCTGATTTAATTAGTCTATTGAATATATCAAAATATGAGACCGTTAAATCATACTCACCAGACTTAGCTAATCTCTCAAACTCAGTTCTAGTTTTGCACCATACGCCTTCTACGTGTAGTTTCATTTCTCTATCATACGAGTAAGCTTTTTTATTTCTTTTTGGAGTAGCGTTACTCTTTGTTTAATTTCAGATTCGGAAGCGTTATACTTGTCTCCCCAATTCAGTTTAATCTCCAATTTGTCACGATCAATATCACTACCAGTACTTAGTCCTAGATCTAAAATTAAATCACTTAAGAATTTAACTTGTTGTTGTCTACCTAAGTAACCATCGAAATCATAAACCATCCTAGAAGTATATTCTTCACCTCCGCCGTTTACATTATCGTCAATTAAAAATTTGACCACCCCGTTATCAGCGGGTTCGATTTGAATAGATACCATATTGCCTGTTACTTTTTTCTAGATCGAAATGATTCTCTCACTTCTTTCTGTAATTTCTTAATAGCCTTTTTGTCTTCTTTTATAGACTCCTTATCTTTTACTACAGATAAAGACCAAGCCTCTTCTAATTTATTTATCTCGCTTTTATTATAGCCCATAGAATTCCAAGTCTCTTTCATAGACTTTAGTTTATCTTCTAATACAGCATGGTTAACTTTATCCATAGCATCTAAATTTTGCTGATGAATCTTTCTACCATTCTCTATATTTTGCTTACGAAAGTTAGACCTAACCTCACCTAAGAAATTCATATTACTTAAATACTTAAGCACACCTTGTTGTTTCATCATGTGACGTCTTTGACGTCTATTGTAACTAGTAGGTTGGGATGTCGGAGGCTGTGTTACTGCTTGATCTATTGCTTGTTGTTGCTCCGGTGTCAGTTGCACTGACTCTTCTTTTTGTTTTGCCATTGTAATAATTTTTAATGAATTCTTCTGCTTGAGGTTTTAATTGTTCTTGTAAGTTATTTATCTGGCTCTGTACCAGTAGCAATATCTGTTCGTTTAGATCTGCTTTTGTAATATCCATCTGATCTTTAAATAAATCATAAACATCTTTAGATGGAACATTAAGTTCTAAGGGCATTGTAATTGTATTCTTAGCGCTAATCTTCTTTAGCATCTCTAACATTACGTTTAATTCGCCAGTTGGTTGAGTAGTTTTAGTTTCAGTTACTGGTTCTATTGCAACCTCTTTTACAGTTTTAAATGATTTAGCTAATGAAGCTGCGTTATCTTCATCTCTAGCCTCCATTAACATTTCACCAATTAATGCGGTTGCACATTTAGTACCATCAGTAAAAGTAGTAAACTGACCTTCAGTTCCTTCTACTATAACTGTATCTCCAGCACGTTCAGTCTTAACCCAAACGTAAGTTTTTGCTTTTTGTTTTTCTGTTTGTTCAGACATATCTTTATTTTTTGTCATTAACCTGATCAAAATCAAACTCGATTTGACCAGTTGTTCTATAATTATACTCACGATTTAGAAATTGTTTAATAAAGTCCATAGATTCAGGTGGACCCATGATCGCATCTGCCTTAAAATACCTAGCTTTCCAGAATTCTGTAAACTCTTCATTGCCCTTTTCTTTTAGGCTTTCTTTTAAGTAATCTAGATCTGGAATGTGTAATTTGTTAAACCCCATATTTGTTTTATTTAGTGTTAAAGAAAAATGTTTGAAATAATCTACCGTCCTGTAGATCTTTACCAAAGTAATCCATTGAAGCATGAAATAAGTCTCCTTTATAGAATACTGCTCTATTATACTTATTACCTACTTGGTCAATTAATTCCCATTTAGTATAATCTTGTCCATCATTATTAATTAGTTCAGATAAGGTATCATTACGGCTACCATTTGCTAATCTTGGCATCTTGTAAGCTCCTGTTGGCTTATGTCTATAAATACCAGTACCACCAGATGCGGGCGCATCCGGAGTTAAGTAAACTACACCAGCCCATTGGTTCCAGCCATCAGCATGAATCCATGTTCTATCGCTAGCAGTGGTATATTGATATGCACCACAGTAAGTATCAGCTCCTAAGGTTTCCGTATCCATCTCAGCTCCTACGATTTTAGAAATCCATTCAGCTATATTGTCATTTAAAAATGATTTTGTTCTATGGCCTGGGTAATTACCATCCACATCAAAATCTTGTTTTAGTGCATACGCTCTTACCTCATCCACATTAGAGTAAAAGTTATCGCAAATAATTAAGTCTCTCATTTAGTATATTGTTTTAAGTCTTTCTTCAAACGAAGGTGGGAATAACCCTTTTTTATTTATCAAGCTTCTAAAGCACGCATCCAGGATATATGTTACTGCCCAATCGTCTTTAGATCTAACAGATCGTCCAGCTCCTTGCTGTATTGCAATGCCCGTTTTCCAATCATACCAATCTGGAAATGCAGACATCTTAGCTTTTACAAGCGGATCTCCTAGAGAAGGATATGGTACTTTAAAAAAGATTTGAAATCTAGATTTGTCATCTTTTAAGTCTAACCCTTCTAATAGTGATGGTCCCATAAGTATTTTACCATCCTGTTCATTAAAGTTTCTAATTGCCCCTTGTCTCTCCTTGGCTAAATCATAGGTGATGAAATCAAAACTATGTTTAGAATGTTGATTGATGTAGTTTGTGAAATTGTAGGAACCGGCGTGAATAATTCCACTTTGTCCTTTGTGTTTCTCTAAGATCTTATCCAGAGTCTTAACTACATGAGGGAGATTTTGTTCGCGTTCCCTAAAAGACAATTTGTGCCTATTAATGAAAACCACGGGGGATTTTTTGTAATCAAAATTATTACTCATTCTAATAACTTTAGCATTACCCATTTTAGTATGTTTTGCATAAGATCTAATATCACCTAATGTTGCTGACATAAAGACTTTAAAGCCACTTTTCTTTTGTAAGAATTTATCAATCATCATTGCCTCTTCCAAACATAAGAATTTAGTTTCAGTTTCTTTACGATCAATAACAATCGCGTCCATACCAAGTTCTTTAATTATATCATGATAGTCATCAAACTTACACCATATATCTTTTAGTCTATCGAGTCGTCCAAAAAAAGTCTGCCAATCCTTAGGGACATCTCCCCCTTTGAATCTAGACTTACTTTGTTTTAGGGCTGCCGATCTGACCTTGCGGTAAACCACGGCAATACCTCTGAATTCTCTGATGTGGCTCATCAACTCCTGGTGATCGTCTTCCCGCATTAAGCGGTCGACTATATCTTCTATTCTGTTCTCAGATACCCAGGCAGCACTAATGGCCTGTTTCTGTATAAACTTGTTTACCTCTTTAAATATCTTACTGGTTGTTCTGTCTATTCTAGGACTAAAGTGTGATTGTACTATACTGTCTACCTTATGTGCTTCATCAAAGAATACAAAGTCTCTCTTAGGAAATGGTACCTCTCTGTCTTGTTCTTGCATCTTATCCTCTACATAATTCCTTTGTATTAGATAGTATGAATAGTTGAAGAGAGCTACAGGTAGCTCCTTCGCGCGCTTTCTGCCCTGAAGATACCCACAGGTTCCCCAGCAAGGTAATTTCTCTGCAGCTTCATACCCAATCCCTTTCATCTTACAATCAGCAAGTGAGAATGGCAGATCATTTACGTTACAATTATAGTTGTCTACTCCTCTTATACTTGGCCAATTAAGTTTTAGCCTTTTAAAGTCTTCTTCATATTGATCTTGTAGCATTAGATCAGAGGTTACTAAATAACCTCTTTTACCCAGTTCTTTTAGGACGTGCGCGGACCACATAGCAATTAGTGATTTACCACTTCCAGTTGGGGCATCTAAAATAATAGTCCCTTCTGGATCTTCAAGATAATGATTGCAGATAGCTTCAATAACTTCTCTCTGTCCCTCTCTGAATTTGAAATCTTTTCCAAACGTACCAGTGACAAGCGCCTCATTAATAATAGCGTCTACTCCGCGTTCCAACATATAACCTCTTTTACTTCGATACCTGCACGTTCTAGTAATTCTACTCCTCCCATATCTCTATAGTCTTCTGAATAGAATACTCTTGCAATACCTGCTTGAATAATTAATTTTGCGCAATCAAAACATGGACATGTAGTTACATACATATCTGCTCCTTCTGAGCTTAGTGTTGATTTGCTTACTTTTGCTAATGCATTTGATTCTGCATGTAAGACCTCTCTTTTAGTTACCTCTTTAGAACAACAGCCATCTTCACATGAATAACCCTTTTCTTCTAATACTTTTTTATGGTTATCATTCTCTATCTCTCTAACCTGTATCTCTTCACAGTCGTTTTCGAACTTATGTGGCGTACCATTATATCCAGTTGATATAACTTGTGTATCTTTCACAATAATACAACCTACGCGCCTACGTTTAGCATAGGATAGTTTGGCTATTTGATAAGCCATCTGCATATAAATTAAGTCTACTGGTATTCTAGGCATATAAAAAAGAGTCTATGTTACTATTGTTATACATAGACTCTTTAAAAAGTTTAATTCGATGATACTCAAATATTAAAACTCAAATGGGATATAGTCATCATCTTTTTCCATACCGTACCAGACACCTTTGTCTTGCCAGTAGATCCATCCGTACTTATCGTCGATAACTACTTCAAACTTACCTTTTGGCATCTCCACGCTCTTCTTAGGAGCTCTGGCAATATACTTAAGTACAGGTACTCCATCGTCCCATGTTTTCTTAGTAGATCTAGCATCAACTATAGCGCCATCACCAAATCCATGGTGAAATTCAGCACCTTCAATTTCTTGTGCTAACATCATAGTTGGAGTAGCGTCTGCTTCAGTTAAAAATGACTCATTTTCAGGTCTTACTCTTTTATACTGTGCTTCTAGTTCTTTAAATTCCGCTTTAAGTTTAGAAGGAATTCTTTTCTTAATACCCCAGTTGTC